AAACACAGTGCACACATCTGACCATTGCTCGCTTAGCAATAGCGCTGTTGCCCTCATGAAGAGTCAAAATTCGAAGAATCCCCGTGTACCATCTGTACACGGAGAGAAGAAGAATTTGGCTGTTTTGCGTAAGAAAAATGTAGCAAAACAACCAAGCCTCGGCTATCCACAATTTGTGGTTACCGGAGGTTTTGACGATAAAGTGAGAACGGTCCTCGAACGTGTCGTTCGGGGGCTCGACTTGAAGAAGTCGACCGTCCAGATCGTTGAATCGATCTTGTTGGTATTTATGGCCCGTACTAGTTACTCTAAAAAAGTACGAAGCCCTAAAGAACAACATCGGTTTGAGAAATCGATGCGTACCACTGCAATGAACATTAAGGCAGCTGAAACGATCGATGGAGGTGAACAATCATATGTGAAATATTGGCTTGACTCAATGGCAGTCAAGTTGTTTTCTGATAATGTGTTCCCGGAGCCTTCTGGCCCACCTGTTAATCTCTTTCAAGGGTATTGTTGGACTTACATCAAACGTGCATTAAATGCACGTGATGTTAGGTTCATCTACTCTTTACAGAAAGGATGTAAACAAATGTGGCCGGATCTCCCCTATGAGAAGTTAGTACAAGCATATAAGAAACATGCTGTACGTTTAACACTTCCACAGGTCCCACTCACACCAAACCAGATTAATGCCTTAGAGAGGGCATCTGGTTTAGTCTTTCGTACCGAAGTTACTGGTATGGATGACAATGATAGACACCATGTGCGGGGGTTTCAAACCCTCTATCAAAAAGGGCAGCTCAAATTGCTGCCCTCCGCACATGCATGTGTAGAAAAGAAGTATGGTGAGGGAGCAATCTCCCTCTTTACTCCATTCGATCCACTCAAAATCAGAACCGATGGTTTCAACTTTTTGGAGGATTCTGATCTCTTTGATCAGAATCCACTTCCAGTGATGAAACAATTGATATATGATGTAAATGGATGGAGACAGACTGTGATGAATGAGTGTGTTGACGATATAGAGGAAAATCTCTTTTGCTGTGAAGCAATAGGATTATTCGAACCTGGGAAGATCCGTATGATTTCCAAGGGCCCTGGAAGGGCATATACAGCGTTACAACCTCTTCAAGGTGAACTATTATCTATGTGGAAGAAGACCCGTTGGAGCACGATGCTACATGAGGATCTTACCGCAAAGGTAAATGAACTTGTTCGCCCTGAGTTTCATGATTTTAGTTGGTTTTCGGCAGATTACGAGGCTGCTACCGACTTACTAAAACGTGAAGTCACAATTCGACTACTGGAAAAACATTTTACTCATCCCTTATACCCAATCGCATTGGCGACACTGGGTTCCATTACAATGAAG